AAACCAACCTCGGATTCTTCCGGGAGCAAATTGCACGCGGTGCATTCGAGGACGTGATGAATGACGACGTTCGGCTGTTGCTGAACCACGACGGCGCGCCACTTGCTCGTACGACAAACCAAACGCTTACGCTTTCGGTTGACGATGAAGGCTTGCGTTACGAGGCCATCCTTAGCGACACAACGCAAGGCCGCGACCTCTACAAGATGATTCAGCGCGGCGACATCACCCAATCCTCGTTCGCGTTCACCATCAAAGGCGAGGAGTGGGACAAAGAGACAAACACCCGCACCATCACCAAGGTCGGGCGGTTGCTTGACGTTTCACCTGTCACTTACCCAGCGTACCCGCAGGCGTCCGTATCGGCTCGCTCAAAGTTTGAAGCGATGGCTGAGGAAGTCAACGAATCGGTTGCCGAAGTTCGCGAGGAAGTCAAGCCAGACGTTGACAGCAAAAACGAAATTTCAGAAGTGCGTAACTTGCGCACAAACAACATAGCTAAGATGACACTCAAAGACCTCAAAGCGCAGCGGAACGAGTACTACAACGAGTTCGTTGCCATCGGCCAAACCGCAGACGCGGAGGGCCGCGTTATGACCGAAGCCGAGCAGGAGCGGTCTGATAAGTTGGACGGCATGGTTGCCGACCTCGATGTAAAAATCCGGCACAAAGAGCGCGAGCAGCAGATGGTCGCACGCATGGCTCAGAGCGGCTCAACCTCAAACACTGAGAAGCGTGAGATTGAGCGGGTGAACGGCTCGTTCTCCATCAGCCGTGCCGTTTCGCAGATTGCCAACGGCCGCAGCCTCGAAGGCGCTGAAGCGGAGTGGGCACAGGAAGCGCAGCGCGAAGCTCGCAGCCAAGGCTTGCAGATGGCTGGCCAAATCGCCATCCCAACCATCGCACTCCGTGCAGGTGCTGCCGACAACTTCCAAGCGGGATCAGGCGACGGTTCAGGATTCGTTCCTGTGAACGTACCAGCAGCAATCGAAGCATTGCGCGCTCCAACCGTTATCGAAGGATTGGGCACAACTGTCATCCGGAACGCTACGGGCAACCTCAAGTTCCCACGGGTTAGCGTAAAGGCAGCAGGTACTGGTGAAGGTGAAGTCGATGCAAACGCCAACTCTGGAATGGAGATGGACGAGTTGAACCTCACTCCACAGCGCGTTTCTGCGAAGACCGTTTACAGCAAGCAGTTGATTTTGCAGGGCGGTTCTGAGGTTGACTCACTCATCGCTGGCGAACTCGCTGCAGCCATGAACGCATACGTTGATGACGCTTGTTTCGACACCATCCTCGCTTCATCTGCCATCAACGTCTCCACTTCAGGCGACACCGCTTTGAACGCCGCTCTCGCGTTCAAGATGGAAGCTGAAGTTTTGGAAGACGGCGGCAACCTCGCAGGTTCTGTTTACGTGATGTCACCACTCGCTTACCAGCTCTCAAAGGCTGAAGCTGCGGTCGCATCCGTCAGCCCATTGTGGGAGAACGGTCAGTTCAACGGCTTCCGCGCAGTTGCCACGCCTTACTTGGTGAACGGCTTGCTCGCAGACGCTGCAACCGCTGCAGGACAGATGTTGTTCGGTAACTTCGCTCAGGGCGGCATCCTCGCTTACTTCGGAGGTATCGACTTGTTGGTTGATCCGTACAGCAACGCGGGCACTGCTCAGATTGCTTTGCACGTCAACCGTTTCTTCGACTTTGATGTCCGTCAGCCCGGCGCCTTGGCAAAGGCCACTCAGTTGACCTAAGATATTCTCGTCAGTCAAGTGAAAGGGGTGCAAGTTTCGGCTTGCGCCCTTTTCGTATTTTTACCCTCATGGGCACCATCGAAATAACAGGCACACCAGACCTTGACGCTGTCATCTCGGTGGCCAACCTGAAAAGCCACCTGCGCGTTGACCACTCGGACGAAGACGACCTCATCGAGCTGTACCGCGACGCAGCGATTGCGTGGGTGGAAGACTACTGCAACACACGGCTCGGTGACGTGACGGCGGTCTGGCACCTGCCCGGCTTTGTGACGACGCAGGCACCCGTTGCCCCGGTTTCGGCAATCAGCAGCGTGACCTACGAAGACCAAAGCGGCACCACGCAGACGCTCGACACTAGTTACTATTGGTTCGACATAAAGCGCAAGCCAATGCGCATCACGTTTGAGAACTTCCCGCAGGTGTACGAGGACAGCTTCCTGCCTGTCCACGTCAACCTCACACTCGGATACGCTGAGGCCGACATCCCCAAGCCGCTCGTCCACGCGGTGCGGCTGATGGTCGCCCAGCTCTACGAAATGCGCCAGCCCGTGCAGGCATCGCAGACCTACGAGGTGCCGCTTGGCATCCACTCCATCGTTGCACCTTATCGCGTTATTACATGATTATCGGAAAAAGCGACCGACGCATCACCGTGCAACGGGCAACCGTGACGACCAACGGCTACGGCGAACCTGTGAGCAGTTGGGCAACGCTTATCACGATTTGGGCTGAGCTGCTCAAGCAGACAGGGCTTGCCGAACGCATTCAAAGCGACCAAGACAGCGCGACCAAGATGTTAAGCTTCAAGGTGCGCAGGTCGACCGATTCGCGCGGCGTCACCACCGACGACCGCATAACCTACGACGGCTTGACCTACGACATCCACGGCATCGAGGAAGTCGGCCGCACGGAACTGATATTTCACGGAACTCTCATTGATACGATTTACTGATGGCAACAAGAGGAACGCTTCGAATGGTTGGCGATACCCGCGGGTTTGTGGGCATCGGAACCAACGTGCAGTCGGTCATGAAGTCAATGCGCAAGTTCGTTTTGGAACTGGAGGACGACAAAGCGGTGCAGAAGATTCACCGCGGCGCGGGCAACATCGTTCGCCAAGAGATGCGCAGCAACATCAAGGACGCCGACCAAGTCATCAAGGTTCGGCGGAGCGGCAAGCGCCCGATGACACGCAACAGCAAGACGGGGCCGCCGATTGACATCCCGCCTGGCACACTCAAGCGCTCTGTTCACGTCTGGCGCATCCCACGCACGAATGACTTTTGGGTGGGTCCACGCGCTGGCTTCATGCAAGGCAAGGCAATTGCCGTAAACAAAGACGGCTGGTTTGCCAACATCGTCGAAGGTGACGACCAAATGTTTGGAAGCGGCACGCCAAACGCTGGTGTGTTTGAGCGGTCGGAGCGCCTTTCGCAGCCAGCCGCTGAACGCTACCTGATTGAGGGGTGGTCTGAACTGATTGACAAAGCGGCCAAAAAAGCACGGAACACATGAACGTCGGGAAAGCCATTTATTACCTGCTCGCAAACAACGCGAACGTCAGCGCCATCACCACGCGCATATACCCGGAGTTTGCGCCGCCCGATGCCACGACGCCATTCATCGCGTACACCATTTCGAACGTCCAGCCCGACGACACGCACGACGGCCCGGCAGAGATTGACGAGGTGCGCATGGACGTCATCTGCGTTGATGACACTTACAACGGAGCGGCCGACCTTGCCTCGGTTGTTCGCGTGGCACTCGACCGCGTTTACGGCACTTACAACACCGTCAACGTCGAGAGCATCCAGTTCACAGACGCCAACATCGAGGTACGCGACACGCCTCGGCAGTACGGCCAAGACCTGACCTTCATCGTCCGCGTCAAGCGCGACGACGTGCAGATTGCCACAGGCTCGCCGATTGAAGCGCTCAACCTTTGGCGGCTTGCTGATGTCGACGACGACATTGTCAACGCTTTGGACCGTCAGGCACTCGTCTACGACGAAGCCACTTCCCAGTGGATAGCTGACGGCGTCGGGCAGGTGGTTATCCCTGTGCGCAATCCAAGCCGCGACCCGATTGCAATCGGCACAGTGCTGAAGGCCACAGGCGCGCAGGGCGACCGCATCCTCGTTGCGCCATTTGAGCCAGCGACCGATGACATGAAGTATTTCGTCGGCATCACCTCCGAGACTCTTGCTGGCGAAGCGGACGGCCACGCGCAGGTGTACGGCGAACTGCGCAAGCTTGACACGGACGACTACGAGGTCGGCGATGTGCTGTACGCGGCGGCAGGCGGCACGCTCTCAACCATCGAGAACCAGTATCCGATTGCCATCGTCACGCGGAAGCAACAGAACACAGGCCGCATCTTCATCCGGATGTGGACGCCCGGCAAAGGTTACCATCAACGATACCGCACGCAGGCATCGGCCAAGATGTTCGTGGGCGTGGGTGCAACCGTGGAACTCTACTACACCGCAACGGCTGACGGCGACGGCTTCGTGACGCAAGACCTCACGGCAGCAGTCGGTGATGGCAACGTCGAGGAGCGCGTCCTGCGCTACAAGTCCGGCGCATTCGGTGACACCACGGTCTTGGACTACACCGACGCAGGGCTTGCGACCGATGCGACCTACGCCGAGATGCTGACCGCATTCAACAACTTGCTGGCAACAGAGGGCGCGCCCATCACCATTTACGCCACGCGGACGGAGGTTGCAGGTCGGAGCGGTTTGCTTGCAGACTACCCCGGTGCAGCTGCGGCCTACTCGCTCCGATTGCTCGACACGGATTACACAGGCTCGGCCGTTCGCGTCCGTCGCGCATCCGACAACGCCGAGCAGGACATTGGCTTCGATGGAAACGGCGACCTTGACACGACGGCGCTCGCCACGTTCTGCTCAGGCACCGACGGCTTTGTCAAAACTTGGTACGACCAAAGCGGGAACGCGAACGACGCGACGCAGACGACGACGGGAAGCCAACCAAAGATTTACGACAGCGCGACGGGCG